TCTTTTGTTCATCTGCTATAAGCTTCTCTTGTTTGGCAATGTCTGCTTTTTGCTGTGCTGCTGTTTTCGCTGCTACTGCTGCTGCATCTTTAGCCGCTTCTGCTGCTGCAATTCCCGTAACACCTTTGACTACACCCTTGATTGTTTCTGACTGCCCAAGAGTAACAACATCTAATGTTGCTCCGCCTATTTTCTTTACTGCTTTTTTTAATGATTTTACTGCACTTGACATATCAACTCCTTTAAAATTAATCGCCTATTATACCACAAGTCTCATTACTTCGTTATAAGGCTCTGAACTGTTCCTGTAGTGGTCTTTTTCTGTATAGTTATAGTACACTTCTGTACCTTTTAAGAATTTTAGTATTGCTTTTAGCGTTTTGTATGAGTTAGCTTTATAGAGATATGCGATAAATATCTTACCCTCAATATACTGTATTCCGATATAACCTTTTTCTACCCATACTATCTTGTGTTTTGTGCTGAAAAAGATATCTATATTCTCATCTGTTGTGCCTGGTATAGTTCTCTTAACTAATTCTCTAAAGTATTTCTCTTCAAACTTATCTCTGTCGTATCTGAGTGCTGCATTATTTCTGTCTGAATCTTTTAGCATCTGCTGAAGCTTTAGTCTTGAATGATGTTCTGACATAAACGCTTCATAAATTTGTTCTTTAGAGTAACTGTCAAACTCTTCTTGCTCGTATTTGTTAAACTTAATCATAAACGCTCCAGTCATTTGATGTTCCTTGTTGTGTTCCGCTATTTGTTTGCAATGGCTTTCTTCTTGTATAGGTAAGTGGGAATAGTTTTGCAGCTAAATAGCCTAGTGCATCTATGCCTTTATTGTCATGCCCATTCTTTTTATCTGGCATACGAGTGTTTTCATCATAGCTTTGTTGCTCTAATGCTTTTGTTAGTTTAGGACATTTAACAGTATTTACAAAACATCTTCTATCACCTGTTGCATTTTTGAATAGTGAGTTAAGCCCGTTTACTCTGTCCATTATGCCGGGGTTTTTACTGTCTGCTCTTATTGTAAAACCTGCTTGTCTTAATAGCTTAATGTCTGAAGTGCTTGCTTGTACTGACTTCCTTGCGTCGCCCGCTGCATCGGGATAAGCAAATACTCTTCTACCTTGATATGCCGTCTCTAATGTTTCAATTAGTTCAGGAGTATCGAATAAATCAACGAACTCACCTACCACAAATATCTTACTATCTTTTATGATACATATAACTGCTGACATTGCACCAACGTTAAAGTCTATCCCTATATGTATATCGCTCATTCCATCGTCAACCGATGAGGTATCGTTTAGTGTTCTATCGTATTGTGTGTAAACTGTTCCGCTTGTTAAGTTAGTAAACTCTCCGTTGAGATATGCTTCAATTAATTCAGGCGGGTATTGCGACCTCATTGTATCGATGTAGTCTTGTGGTAAGTGGTAGTTGTCAGTTGTCTTAGCTCTTATAAGCTTTTTGCCTTCTCCGACTTCTTCGACAAAGATTCTATACATAGCACGATAACCCTCAGGAGTTGATACAATAACCATCTGCCTAATGTTACCAACACGGATACGACCAAGTAGTTTTATATAGGCATTATAAGCTAGTTCTGTTTTAGCTGTGTCGAACTCATCCATTATAACCCAAGCGGCATTTATACCAACTAGTCTTTCATATCCTTCCATTGATTTACAGATGATGCGTGTTTCTTTTCCATCTACCTGACAATAGAAGATGCTCTCACCTGTTTTAAACTCAAAAGGTATGCCGAAATAATCTAATGCTGTCTTTAATTCAGGAATGAGGATTTGTGTGAGTAGTGGGAAGTTTGGCTCTGTTACTATGCCATCATGTCCAGGATTAGCTATTGCAAGAGTTATGGCTTTGCGAGCAACTGCAAAGGTCTTACCTGCACCGAAGCCTGATACTAAGCCAAGTATTTTTGTTGTTGTGTCTTTTATAATAGCGAATTGATGAGGGAGTAGTTTAAGTTGTTTAGTCATTATCTTTGCTTTTTATGATTATACTCTAAGTCTCTATAGCTCTGTTTCTTAAGTGTTGGAATGGATGGGGGTATAGCTAGTTCATCAGTAGACATTACGATATACCCTCTAAGATAAAGCTTACCATTCTTTTCAATAATAGATTTATCTTTTAAACCTTCATTAATCAGCCATTGTGGAATTATTACATATCTATCAGTCATCTCTCTTATCCTCCACTATTTGAACTATTGTTGTGTTGCCTGTTACTTTAGTCTCTACTTTCTCTATATAAACACCTTCCATTTTATTAAGTATTTCAAGTGCTTTTAAATCTCCTTCTATTACTCTTTCAGTAAGGAGTTTTTTTCTATCTTCTATTGATATTATCGTACTTCCTAGCTTTTGCATACGTAGTTCGTGTACCCTTGCTGAAACCTTGCTATGGTGGCGGAGTTCATAAGCATTTCTCCAAATAGTGCTTTCTTGCATATTCTCATAGCTATAGTTCTCTCTATATGCAGCGGAAGCATCTCCACCATTCATTACAAACGAAACAGCAAAGCCTTCCTGTTTATCTGTTAATGTCTGAGGCTTCTTTGTTGCTGCCATTTTTACCCAATTATCATTTTAAATAGTTTTACCGCTTCTTGAAAGAAATAGAATATACTTGAAATTAAGATAAGTTCAAAACCTATTCCAATATAAAACATTGCATCATTTTTCATAATGCCATTATATCACAACTTTGTTTAGTCTCCACCACGGGAGCATTTGGCATTTACACCCCTATTTATTCCATAAATCATTATCACGGTTTTTTGATTGCATTTAGGGCAGTTACTCATCAAACAAACTCCCATTTTCCCTCACACTGATATATCCATTGCATACAAAACCGCTAGACCGTGTTTCTCTTAGCTCAAAGGTTTCATACTCGTTGTTGCTTGCCTCTCCGTTTCTCTTGCACTCTCGGCAGATTATCGCTTCTTGGTCTGGCTTGTAGCATTTGATTGGTTCTGTTTGTTGGCTCATCTTATCTTCCTTCTCCTAAAAGTTTTTTGTTTTCCTGAATGTTTCCGATAACTTCATTTCTTGATTTATATCTATGTAACGATAAATAATTATCATTTTTATCTTTAACTTGAAATTCACACTCAAAAAAAACAACTGCTCCCACCATGTGCGACCATCTTTCAACACCATTTGTCCAAACATTTTTAATATTTACTACATCTCCCTCATATATCTCAACACCGTTTTTATCAAGCAGTCCTGTAGACTGTTGAGCATTATCCCAATTAAAAACATTTACATTATCAGTTTTTCTAATCCAAGAATAATTACCATTCTCGAAGTATACGAACTGCTGAATAGAACTTATCCAGCTACGATATTTTGCTAGTCTCATCTTCTGCCCTCCGCTGCTTCCATAGCTTCAACCGCTGTGTTATACCCTACGTCTTCAATCTCTCCGCCGGTCATTTGGATATAGCAAAGACGTTTTTCGTCCGTCCATATCGTGTATGTTTCGTTTTGTGTATATATATTGAGCCCGTCTTTGTACCTCATAACATCATCTCCGATTAGCCTTAAGCACTCATTTCTCATTTTATTTTCCTCTTATTAAAATAGCGTCTTACCGCATAGCCTCTAATTATAGAAGCGACTGTGTATATCGTTGTTATCTGTAAACTTACGCTGTGTGACTGCTCTACCCCGTAAAGAGGCAGAATAGTATAGCTTAGTATGTATGAAACGATAAAACCTATAAAAGTGCTTGTGTTTGCCTCAAAAAAGCTTTCTAGTTTAGTTTGCATTAGAATAGACTCCCTTGTACTGCTTCTAAGCGTTTGTTGGCTATTGCTACATAGTCGGCTTCAAGTTCGCAACCACACCATTCTAATCCAAGTGATTTACAAGCTATTGCAGTTGTTCCACTTCCCATAAATGGGTCGAATATTGTCTTTTTATCTAACTTTATTGCATAATCCCTAAGTATAGCTTTAAAAAGCTCAGTAGGTTTTTGTGTTGGATGATGTCGTTCTTCTTTGTTTGCCATATCTTGTTGGATAAACCCGTGCCATGTATGTGTATATTTTCTAACTGCTGTCTTATAATTAGTCCAAGCCATTTCTCCATCTGCAAAAAAAGACTCTTTATTGTTTTTATCCCAAAATAACCAACATGGAGAGTTGTCTAAGGCTTCTATAAAGTAGTTGCCTCCCCATATAATTTGATGCTTTGATATTCTTTTTATTTCATCAAAAACCTCTTTAGATGGAATGTCTTTATCCCATTCTTTTTTAGTGTATTCTTTTGCTTTTCCTGCTCCATCTATCCCCACTTTTCCATCCATCCCTATCCCATAAGGTGGGTCAGTCAAAACCAAGTCAAAGTAATTGTCTGGTACTTGCTTCATAAAAGAAAGACAATCTTCATTATGAATAGCACCCATCTTTTTATTCATATCTTCAAAGCTTAATCTCTCCATTTTCACACCCCCATATCTTCAAGATAATCAACCATATCTTTAATTCTCTGCCACTCCATAACCTTTGAAAACTCTATGTATTCAAGTTCAAAGTTTTCAAGTAGCACCTCTGTAAACTCTCTGACATCATCACGGCTTAAACCAAGTGCGTCAAACGATTCGTATTCGCTTTGAATGATGTTCGATACTTCTTCTTCTGTGTCTTCGTCATCGTTGAGCCAAGAGAACTGTTCTTGCAGTAGCTCTATGACTTTTGTTTTTATGTCGTCTCTGTGCATTTTAGTCCTTTGCGTGGGATTAGTGTTTTATACATTAAATAATTCCTTGTTTTCTTTCAAAAATATTTCTATTTCTTTTCCGTAGTAAAGTTCTGAAATCCTAGCAATACTTAGTAGTTTTACACATCTATCTATATTTGATTTATTATTTTTAATAGATAGTGCATTTAAAAATTCAGGAATTAAAGCTATAAAAGATTCACTTTTTTTACCTTCATAGTATTTTAAAAACTCTTTATACTTATTTTTATTTTCAATACTTTGATATACATAGTTATGTGGATGTCTTCTTAAAAACTCCATTGGTTCATATTCAGTAATATGTTTATTGTGTTCAAATTTTTCATATAATCCAAGATTGTTTGCAAATAAGTATAGCTCCCTCAGACTCATAATTGGCAAAGCCTCTCCATATTTATATAAATAAAACTCTTTAAATTGAGCATCATTTTTAAATGGATATTCTTTTTCAAATTGTGTTCTTGCATTATCACATATATTTTTAATAGTTTTCATCTTCAATCCTTTTCTTTTTATACCCTAATTTTATCAGCTTTGGAAGTTAAAGTCCTTGACCTATGTCAAGACGCACAAAGTATTCCCTAATTCTTTCACTAACTTCATCGTGCTTTTTGTGGTTGTATCTTTTCTTTTTGGTCGTCTTTACTTGTTCTTTGTATTTTGGTTTCATTTTGTCAGCATCTTTTTAACTTCATAGCTTATCGCTGGTTGGTTGCTGTATTTTGTCATAACGGCTTCTTTTATTACTCGCTCTATTTTGTCGATTATGTCTTTAGAGCTTAGTGCAAGTCTTATGCCTAAAAGAAACTCTCCACCGCCAAGAGCATTAAGCACATAGAGTTCTTGCTTAGTGTATGTCTGAGTGCCATCTTTGCGTTTTAGAGCCTCGTATGGCATATTCAAAAAGAACTCTGTGTCATTCGGGTGCTTCTCTCTGTTCTTACAAGTATACTCAAGCATCGAGCAACATTCGCTGTAAAACTTATCATACATCGCTTTAGCTTGTTCTCTTGTACCTGCTAGCAAGTTGTCTGTTTTTTCAGCTTTATATTTCTCAGCTGTTTTTATAATCGCCTTCATCCCATTTCCAAAACTTTCAGAGTTCATCACTTCTTTGTAATAACCTCTTAGCTGTTCATTTGGTATGTGTTCAAGTTCATCTTCTATCGTTGAATAGTTGAAGTTGCCCTGAGGTATCTTTAAAGTTAGCATCAACTCTTCGATGAGTGATTTTCTAAAGCTATCCATTTGTGATTCCTTTTCGCTCTATTGCATCCCACACATTTATGTTTGTGTTTAATGTCTGCGATTTTGGAGTGTTGTATGGTTGCGATTGTTTCGGCTCAAATAAGCCTTTATATTCGTTCATTATGCTTTTGTCTACCATCTCCTGCTGAGTTTGGAAGTCGTACTTATTAAGCATATTTAGCGTCTTTGTTATCGCTCCTTTGTTTTTATACTTCTTGTATACTATCCACTCATTAAAAGCATTTTGGTTTATGTTTGCGTATTCGTTAGGCACTTGAACAGTTAGTTCTTTTTTAATCAAAGGTCTTTCAACTAAACAAATTGTTTTATCAATAAGGTCTATTAATTGAGAGTATAAACTATAATCATCTAAAGGGTGTATGCTGTTATCTGCAAAGCGTCTTATATCCATTAAGCTATTAACAATTTCGTCTTCTCGTGTCATCTCTCATCCTTTTTTAAAAGACTTTTTATAAATCTTTGTGATTGTTTCCGCTTATGTCGGTTAAACTCCTGAACTTTTTGTAACCGCCTTGCTTTTTGCTTGGCTTTTAGTTCTTCATCGGTCATTTAAGCGCCTAAAATGCTTTTCTTCGCATCTATAAAGCCTAATTCTTCTAGTTCTGCGAACAGTTCATCAAAACTAGGAGTTTCATCAACTTCATCAGAACATAAAGAAACATTATTTTTCATTTTTTCTGATTTTGCAATCTTTACTATTAGTGTCGCAACACTTGTTCCACTCTCTTTGAACTCACCCTCTTTAATTTCTATTATTTCAGCATTATTGTTTTCCAAAAACTCTTTAAATGCTAGTTGTTTTTTTTGTGAGCCTCGCTTCCAGCTAGTAGAAGTAATACAAACTAAAATACCATTTTCATTTAGACATTCATACATTTTCATAAAATGCTCAATATCTTGATTTTTTGTGAAAGGGGGATTTGCGATGATTCTATCGAATTTTATTTTTTCATCATCTTCTAAAAAATCTTCGCCTATATAATTTAAAGATAGATTTTTTTTATTTAAAATATCTCTATTTTGAGGCATTAGTTCATAATAGGAAACAGTTATGTTTCCTATTAGGTTGTGAATTGCTTCAATGATAGCACCTTGACCTGCACTTGGTTCTAAAATAGTGTGGTGTGATTCTATTTCTGCTAAACCAACAAGTCTGTTTGCTAATTTGCTTGGTGTTGCAAAAAATTGAAAATCTTTTTTAAGATTTATTTTTTTACCGCCTAAAATATCATCTAACAAAGGTTTAGGGTCGTGAGCAAAAACAAAAGCTTGCGTTTTTCCACTTTTCCATTTGCCACCAATACCATCTAATGTTTTTTTTACATCTATGTACTCGGCTCTACTTAATTGCACATCTGGAAGTTTTACATTATTTCCAGAAACCTCACTATTTTCTAATACTTCTCTTGTTTTATCATTCATTTTTTTACCTTTACATGTAATAACTTATCTTAGTTATATATGCTTATTGGTGAAGATGCCTTTCAGACATTATAAGACCCTTGTAAAAAAAGCCTTATAACGATTTCTATGCTTCTCGGAGCCAGATTGCCATCGTTCACTAACAATAATTATAATTGTCACAATTCACATTTAACGGAGGCTGACACCTTTACCTCTGTTCGCCTGATTAAACGGCTTTTACCATACCTTAGAGCTAATGTTTTACAAGTTTAGGGTACTTCTACCTTTTAGCTCTTTAAAGGGTTAGGAGCGAATTGCGTAAGCTTCTTTTTAAGGTCGGTTACGCAGTTATCAACTGCTACTTATGCGATAAAACTTTCGTAATATCTTTTTTCTTTGATAGATTGTTTTTGAAGTGTTTTTGTGATTATGTAATTAAAGAGGAAAAGCCTATCAAACATTTTCATCATCTATTACGACAACTTCACTAAACTTAGAAAGTCTAGTAGCTTGATAGGCTTAGTGAATCTGTCTTGTAAAATCTTACTATTTATATTATTAAAACTAACTTAGATGTCAGCGCTAGAAAGATATTATCTCTCAACCGCTGTTGGTATTATATCATAAAAGAGTTAAATTACTCAAGTGTGGTTTGATTTTCTGTGTTTAGTGACTGTAAATAGCTATCAACGTAATCAAAGCCAAAATTAGACACGAGATTATTTATTGTTTCACACATTTCTTGAACTGCATCTTGTTGATATTGTTCTTGTTGATATTGTTCTTGTTCAAATTTTTGTCTTTCTATTTCAAGATAATATTGCTCTTGCTCATCGCTGTCAAATCCGTTCATGTTTCCCATCTCACACCTCCAATCTATACTCAGCAATATAACTGCCATTAGTCGGTATCAGTTCAGATTCAACATTATACCCAGCCCGTTTTAAATCGCTTGCTCTGCTCCTCATGTTCATCCCGAAACCCATTTGAGCGGCTTTTAAACAAGTCAAAGTTTCACCTGTTTTGAGATACTCTAATATCTTTGAGTTTTGGGAATCTGTTTTGAAGTTCTTTATTGTTCCTTGCATTATTTATCCTTTTATTTTATAAATATAAGATTTTCAGCAAGAATCTTTCGAGGCACTTCTCTGTTCTGCTCTATCTTTAGCATTTCGTCTTCCAAAAACTCCGCTCTTTGTATATTATTCATTGCTACACCAAAAAGAACTCTGCATAATTCATACTCATAGTTGCAAGACGCTACGGCATCTATCAACCTAGCTTTTGTTGCACTGTTTATATCAGAGTGTTCTATTTCTTCTATTATCTCTTTTCGCATGGGGCTTAGTCGTGTTTTCATTTTTCATCCTTTTTTTTAAAACTCTAACGAGTACACACTATCTGAGAGAGACACTTTCTGGTTTATAATCAAGTTCCCAAGCCAAAGCAGCGTTTGGCTCAACTTTCACGTATGCTCGTCTTATACCGAGTCTTTTAAAAAAGAGTTTCATAGTTTTTGTTCCTTTTCTTGTATAACTAAAGATATTATTTTTGTCACTTCTTGCATTGTAACCTCATAATTTTCTGGGTCAATTTGTTCAAAGTTTATTTTTACTCCTAAAATATTCCCTTTTATAGTATACCTCCATCCGAAATTCCTATCTCTTGTTATGTTTAGCTCATCCATCACTTATCCTTTTTTGTGTTGTTTATTTCTCAATCTCTTTTAAAACTTCCAAAGCCTCAGCGATGTAAGATTTTTTCTCTTTGCCGTATAGCCTCTTTGCTTTTTCGAGTGCAGCGTCACGCATAAAGGTTGTTGGCTTCTCTCCGTGTTTTCTTGCTACCGTGTCGATAAAGTCTTTCTCTTCTTGTAAGCATTTAACTAGATAGACTTTGTCTCTCTTTACTTTTGCCATTTTCTGCCTTTTTATTTAATAGATTTAAAATCTTACACTATCTAAACTTAAAATAAAGTTATAACAAAAGATATATCGTTTTAAGCTATAATTTAGTTAGATGATGTAATAATTTCTAACTTAAAAAAAAAGGATTAAAGATGGATATTGACGAAAGACAACAAGAGCGAGAAGATTCGCTTAAAGATGAAGCCCACGAAATAAAAATGAGAAATGACATAGATTACTTTTGTGAGTACACACTTGAAAATTTATATATAACGCCTAAAATAACAAAGGGTGTTTATTTGTTTGATGTGTTGAATGAGATAAATAGACACTGCTGTTGGTATGACCAAGACTCTAAAGAGTTTTTGGATTATTTAAAGGAGATATGATATGAAAGACGAGTTTGATTTGATAATGTCTTTAGAGGGCAAAGTGATAACATATAATGGAAAAATTATCAGAGGAGGCGAAAAATGAGTAGCACTTTTAATGCATTAGCGGCTATAAACGTAAACGACAAAACTGAAAAAAAAGGGAAGTTTACATATCTGTCTTGGGCTTGGGCTTGGAAAACTTTTGTGCAGAACTACCCAGAGGCAACTTATGAGATTGTAAAAAATGAGTTAAACTTACCTTACTTCAATAGTGAGGCCGGCGGGATGGTTTACACTAAAGTTACAGCGGGCGGAATTACCCACGAAATGTGGTTGCCTATAATGGATATGCAAAATAAAGCTAAAAAACAGTTTGATATGATGGACGTAAATAAAACTGTTATGAGGTGTCTAGTCAAGAATCTTGCTATGTTTGGTCTAGGTTTGTATATTTATGCGGGTGAAGACTTGCCAGAGGAAGATATACAAGAGGAAGATTTGACAGAGGGCAGAATAATGCTTGCTGATATTATTAGTAGAGCTCAGGATATAAACAATACTACGCAATGGATATATAAAACTTACAAAGTCGATCGAGTATCTGAGCTAAACAGCGAGCAGCTGAAGCACGTTATTAATATTCTAAGCCAAAAGAAAAAAAATGCAGATACTAACTCTTGAACAAGGTAGCGAGGAATGGCATAGGGCTAGATTAGGAATTGCTACTGCCTCACGCTTTAAAGACATAATTACTCCAGCAAAGGGGGATAAGTCGGCAAGCTATAAGGGCTATATGTATGAGTTAATAGCCGAAAAATTAACCAAAGGCAAAGAAGATTTTTTCAAATCTGAATGGATGGAACGAGGCAACGAGATAGAGCCACTTGCAAGAGCTTCTTATGAATTTATCCACGAAGTAGAAGTCAAACAAGTCGGCATTATGTTAAACGATGAGGGAACTATCGGTGCGAGTCCTGATGGTTTTATTGGAGACGATGGAGGCTTGGAAATTAAATGCCCTAAGCCGAGCACCGTTGTTAAATATATGCTTGACGGTGGGCTTCCGTTGGAATATAAACCGCAAGTTATGGGTAGCCTTTGGATTAGTGGGCGTGAGTGGTGGGATTTTCTAGCATTTCATCCGTCAATGGACTTTTATCAAATAAGGGTTTATCGTGATGAGGAGTATATTAAAAAAATGAATCAGCACATTACGGACTTTGTTGATGAGATGCAAATAAACTACGATAAGATATTGAGTAGAAAATGAAAATAGCAATTAAAAAAGTAGGCTACTCTGCTACTCCTTATGCAGAGGCAGACTTAGAGAAGTGGAATAAACTTAGCGATGCGGTATATGAAGTTGATATTAAAAACTTAGATATGCGTACCGTTAAACAAAATGCAGCGATACATCTTTGGTGTACTCAAATTGCAAAAGTGTTAAATGCAAATAACTTGTATATGTCGGGTA